TTCTGTATAAGAATAAACCATATAAGCTGGATCTACATATGCAACTTAGTTATAAACAGTCATTAGAAATAGCAGAAGAAGAAGCTATATCATCTGTTTTTGCTCAAAATAAATATGATCTTACTAGACGTAGATTAAACATGGATTTAACTGTTTTAGGTATTGCTGCTGTTAAAACTAATTTTAATACAGCTAATGGTATTACTGTTGATTATGTAGATCCAGCTTATATGGTTTATTCTTATACAGAAGATCCTAATTTTGAAGATGTATATTATGTAGGTGAAATAAAAGCAATTACAATACCGGAACTTAAAAAAGAATTTCCAGATTTAACTGATAAAGAATTAGAGCGTATACAAAACATGCCTGGTAATAGATCTTATATTACTGGTTGGGGTGATTATAATAGTAATACTGTTCAAGTTCTTTATTTTGATTATAAGACTTATCATAATCAAGTATTTAAAATTAAAAAGACTGATCAAGGTTTACTTAAAGCTATAGAAAAAGACGATACTTTTAATCCTATTGAAAATGAAAATTTTGAAAAAGTATCAAGATCTATAGAAGTTCTATACAGTGGTGCTAAAGTTTTAGGAACTGATACATTATTAAAATGGGAGTTGGCTGAAAACATGTCAAGACCGTATGCCGATACTACTAAAGTAAAAATGAATTACTCAATCTGTGCGCCTAGAATATACAAAGGTAGAATAGAGTCTTTAGTTGGCAAGTGCATCGGTTTTGCTGATATGATACAACTTACTCATTTAAAACTACAACAAGTAATGTCTAGAATAGTACCAGATGGTGTTTATTTAGACATGGACGGACTTGCTGAGGTTGATTTAGGTAATGGAACAAATTACAACCCGGCTGAAGCGTTGAATATGTATTTTCAAACAGGTTCTATTGTTGGTAGATCGCTTACGCAAGATGGCGATATGAATCCTGGTAAAGTACCTATTCAAGAATTAAATTCTAGTTCAGGTCAAGGTAAAATACAAAGTCTTATAAATACATATCAGTATTATTTACAAATGATACGTGATGTGACCGGGCTTAATGAAGCCAGAGATGGTAGTACACCAGATAAAAACACATTAGTAGGATTACAAAAAATGGCTGCTAATGCATCTAATGTTGCTACAAGACATATCAAGCAAGCTGGTTCTTATTTAACTCTTAGAACAGCAGAAAATATAGCTCTAAAAATAGCTGATGCTTTAGAGTTTCCATTAACATCTGAGTCTTTAACAAATTCTATAAGTAGTTATAATGTAAACACATTGAAAGAAGTTGTTAATTTAAATCTTCATGATTTTGGTATATATTTAGAACTTGAACCAGACGATGAAGAAAAGAGTCAACTAGAACAAAATATTCAAGTTGCTTTGCAGTCTGGAGGTATAGATTTAGAAGACGCTATTGATTTAAGACAAATTAAAAATCTTAAATTAGCTAATCAACTTTTAAAAGTTAAGCGCAAGCAAAAAGCTATTAAAGATCAAGAAAATGCTCAAGCTAATATTAAAGCTCAAAGTGAAGCTCAAGCCGCTGCTAATGAAAAAATAGCAATGAATGAAGTTCAAAAGCAAGAAGCAATATCTGGATCTAAAGTACAGTACGAGCAAGCTAGAACTCAAATGGAAATACAAAAAATGCAAACTCAAGCTCAACTTGATATGCAAAAAATGCAAATGCAACATCAATTTGATATGGCTATAGCAAAATTACAAGCTGATACAGCTGCTCAAAATAACGATAAAAAAGAAAAAGCAAAAGATAAACGTATAAAAATGGAAGGTACGCAGCAAAGTAAAATGATAGATCAAAGAAAAAATGATTTATTACCGATTGACTTTGAAAAAGAAGAAGGCGGAGAACAATCAATGACTGCTAATCCAGAGCAAGAAGCTTCTATGGAGCAACCTCAAGCTTAAAAAATTACTAATTATTTAATTATATTATATTATGTCAGAAACAAAAACAAATGAACCTGTTAAGCAGGAAGGTGACTTTAAAATAAAAAAGAAAACACCTAAA